GTTCTAAACTAATCATAGTTTCATCCTATATTGCGCCACCAAAATGGGGTGGTGGCTTCCCACTATATTATGCAGCAGGAGTGGCCCAAGGCAACGGTTGTGTTACAGGCGACACAGGGGGGTTAGCTAATGAATTCAATTGACCCTGCACATTCGCCTCATAGTTGGCGATACCTTGTTCGCCCAGAGACTCTTGCACCCAACCAATGACTTGAGCTTCAGTCAGGCTTGAATAGGGTTCGAAGCCAGCTTGTGCGTCAGTAACGGGGTACTGGGTGTTGCCACCAATAGATGCGGTGTGGACTGAATCAGTACCAGTAAGCAGCCAGTTGACGTTCACAACGTAGCCAGCGTTTGTGCCGCTAGGCCATTGTTGCATGGAGGTAACTGTCCAAGTGTAAGTTGTTGCCATTTTAAGCTCCTAGTTGAGAATCAATTTGAGATTGGATGTTGTCTTGGTACGTTGCCGCGTAAGTATCAATATCCGCTTGTGTCCAACTTGAAGTTGGTTTTAAGTCTGCGCCGCCAAAAGATACGCTCACGCTACCAGTTGCGGTTTTGCCGTTTGGGTCAGTACCCTGCATTTCAAAGAAGCCGGTGTCAGCATAACCACGCATATTGGTGTTTAAGTGCTTGACAACCCATGTGTATGTATTAGCCATTTTTTTCCTTAGATTGTGAAGAACGAAGCGCCAGCCAATGTTCCAGAAGTGGTTTGCATACGCAAGCTATTAGAAGAGAGGGTGAACGATACTGTTAACCCTGTGCCGTTTGAACTACTTATCACCGTAACCGAACCACTTGCCCAAGCAACCTGCCACCAGCCTTGCGCTCCACCAGATGTGTTGTACATTGTTATGAAGGCAAGTCCACCAATCCCAGATTGCGGAGAAACAGCAGTGGCGGTTGTAGACACACTGGCAATTTGAAGCCGCCCAATGTTTGGATTCCCATCCCCATCAGACAGAACAATGTTGTTGGAGGATGTGCGGATGTCTAGGCCGCCATTGTTTCCAGAATAAGCACCAAGAATTGTGTTCTTTGAGCCTGTGGTAATGTTGGAGCCTGCACCCCCAGATGTACCAAAAACACCATTACCAACTAAAGTATTATTATTACCTGTTGTTAAATTGAATCCAGAGCCGTTACCAATAATAACGTTACCAAATCCACTTGAAAGTGCGTAACCAGCAGCACGACCGATTGCTACGTTATCAGTTCCTGTTGTATTACTATACCCCGCCTGATACCCAACAGCAGTGTTGCTAGAGGCTGTGGTGTTGGCTTGGAGTGCAGATGTACCAATCGCGGTGTTATAGCTACCAGTCGTATTTGATAATAAAGAAGCAGAACCCAGCGCAACAACTGAATCACCAGACGTATTTGCGGCTGCTGCACTTGTGCCGATAGCCGTTACATTGTTTGCATTATTTGCATATCCGGCTTTATAACCAAACAAAGAATTACTTGTACCAGTTGTGTTTGTATATCCTGCTTGATAGCCTACAGCCGCATTGTTAGAGGCGGTGGTGTTGTTATAAAGGGCTGAAGTGCCAACAGCAGTATTAGAACCACCAGTTGTGCTATTCAACAGGGTCTGACTGCCAACTGCCACGTTGTTAGTGCCGCCAGTACCACCAGACGTATTGCCATTTAAAGCAGAAAATCCTAGTGCCGTGTTACTGCCGCCAGTTTGCCAAAAACCAGCTTGATAGCCTACAGTAACAGAGTTGTTATTTGTAACATTGCTGTATCCAGCCTGATACCCTACAGCCGTGTTGTTAGAGGCTGTGGTGTTGGAGTACAAAGACTGATACCCTACTGCTGTGTTGTTAGAGGCTGTGGTGTTGGCATTTAGTGCTTGAAGACCGATGGCGGTATTGCCGCTGCCGGTGGTATTGGCAAATAAAGAATTTGCACCAAATGCGGCATTATTTGAGCCGGTAGTGTTGTTTTGAGCGGATGCGTTACCGACCGCAGTATTAGCACCACCGGTAGTATTGCTGTACAAGGCGTTTTGACCAACCCCAGTTAGGGTAGCGCCAGTTGTATTGTTAAAAACGGATTGATAGCCAACCGCTACGTTGTTGGATGCCGTGGTGTTGGAATAGAGGGCTTGAGTTCCAACGGCGGTGTTTTGACCGCCTGTGGTGTTGAAGAATAAAGCAGAACTTCCTATGCCTACGTTGTATGAACCCGTTGTGTTGGAATATAAAGAATTGCGGCCAATAGCAATTACATCGGTTGCACTTGTAGATGAATACAATGCAAGTGAGCCTATTGCAACCGCATTACTGCCAGTGAATGTACCAAAACCCGACTGAAAACCTACAAAAATACTATTTGTGGCAGTAGTAACACCAACACCAGCTTGGTATCCGCTGAATACGTTTTGATTGCCGGTTGTGTTGTTGTAACCAGACTGATACCCTACAGCAGTATTGTTAGAGGCTGTGGTGTTGGAAAAAAGCGCAGCATTTCCAAATGCAGTGTTAAACCCACCTGTTGTATTTGACTGAAGGGCGCTCACACCAGTTGCACTGTTATATGACCCACTGGTGTTGTAATACAGCGCATTCAGACCAACAGCAACATCTTGTGCGCCTGTTGAATTTGTCGTCAAAGCACTAGCACCCACAGCAGTATTTGTAGAAACACTACCAGCCCCTTGACCCACAGTCAGTCCGTGGATAGAGGCGTCATTGGCAAGGGTCAACGATGTGCCGTTGAAGGTCATGTTGGCCGAGCCAGCCAAGTTCCCCGAACTGTTGTATTGAACCTGAGTGTTCGATCCACCGGCAATACCTGCACCGCCAGCACCAGCCAACACCTTGATCGCTGAACCAGTGTTGTAGTAAAGTTTTCCATCGGCGTAATTTATAGCCAACTCACCCACAGCCAAGTTGCTAGTAGTAGGAACGTTGCTGGCCGTGCCAGACTTAAACAAAATAATGGGCGTGTATCCAGTTTGTGCCATGTTTCTTCCTTAGAAAGTTCCGCCGTTGATGCCGCCGGTAATCGCGTTTGATGTTCCGTTATAAGTCAACCCAGAGTTGACCGTAATGCCATTGTTGCCCGATGTGGCTGTCACAAAGGCAAGATAGTTGGTTGTCGCACTACCCGTTGAGGTCGCCACATTGGTAGCATTCGTCGCTGTGGTAGCCGTTGCAGCATTACCACCAATACTCAAGCCCGATGCCGTGCCAGTAATGTTTGTACCAACCAACGTGCTGGGTGTGCCCAAATTAGGCGTCACCAGTGTTGGCGATGTGGCCAACACCACACTACCAGAACCCGTGGTTGATGAGCTGGACGCTGCAGTCAATTGCCCTTGAGCATTGACTGTGAAGTTACCAAGCGTATAAGAACCAGCAGTTACAGCTGTGTTGGTAATGCTAAACTGTGTGCCTGTAAGTGTCAGCCCCGTACCGGCTGTATATGAACCCGCGCCAGCAAACTGCACCCAAGTAACTGCAGTAACGCCCAACGTGCCGCCTGGGTCAACCGTACAAACCCAACCTGTGTCGGCCTGCAAAGTGCCTTGTTCAACCCACACATAAGCAGAAACCAATTGATTCCATGTGTTGGCGTCACTGGAGCGGGTCCATGCGCCTGAAGAAGACACATAAATGCCGTTATTTGCTGCGGTTGATTGGTTCTTAACCAACACACGGCTTGAAGACGTTGTAAAACCGTCAATTGTCTGCTCACCAGACAGCGTGATGTTGGCTGTTGTAGCAACCAAAACCGGCGCTTTGGTATTCAAACCTTGAGCGACGGAGTCAACATACTGCTTAGTGGCCAACTGCAGCGCCGACACGGGATCTTGCGTCACCGTCACGCTGGTCAAGCCAGCAAGCGTTGAAGCCGTAGCACCCAACGAAATTGCTGTTGAACCAATCGTCACCGAACTGTTTGCCAACTGAGCGTTGGTAATAGTGCCGGATAGCGATGTTGTGGGGATTGTGGTGCTTGCTGTGGTTGCACCCGCGCCATTACCATACAAATAGCCTGTGAGGCCCAACGCCAAGCTATTCAGTGTGGCAAGGCCTGTGGTACTCAGCGTTGTAAAAGCGCCCGTAGAGGCCGTTGAAGCCCCTATTGTGGTCCCGTTGATTGAACCACCAGTAATCGTGACGTTACTAAATGTGCCTGCTGCAGCCCCCTTTGAGGCCAGCACTTGAATAGTATTGGTGTTGTCTTTGTAAAAAAGCTTACCATCAGTGATATTGATGGCCAACTCAGAACCGCTTGAGCTGTTGGTTAGACTAGAAGCAACTGGTGAATTTCCAGAAGTACTTGATGCGTATAACAGGATGGGCGTATAGCCAAATTGTGCCATTTTTATTCCTTAAAAAGCTCCGCCACCGATGCCGGTAGTAGCCGTTAAAATTAGGCTAGAAAATCCGCCTGTTGATGGGTTGTATTGCAATTTAGTAGACGAGGTGTACTCGGTTGTCACATTGCCGCTTGTAGCGCTTACAAACACAGGATACCTCGTTGCGTTTGTGGTTGTATCATCTTGCAACGTCACATTACCACCAGGCGCACCTTGTGGAATACCAAAATTAAAAATTGCGTTGGATGTTGTACCCACATTCGTCACAGTGGGTGTTGCGCCGTAAGGCAATGTGGTTGCTGTTCCAGCTGTTAGCGTTGCTGCAGCACCAGTAGCGCCGGTGTCGCCTTTAGGCCCTTGTGGTCCAATCACATAACCGGCATCTGTCATAGCGCCAGTTGAATTGGTCAAAATTAAGTGGCCTGCACCGTTTACAGTTGCAGCAATATAGCCAGGAATTGGGCCAGCAGATGATGTTGTGCCATCGCTGTAGTAAAACACCAAGTAATTACTTGAATTAAACGCAACATTCGTGATCAACTTTCCCGGCGAAATTGCGTTGGCAATTTGGCTGATTTGGACCTGCTTAGTAACGCCGCCTTGGACAATGACTGTTTGTTCATTGCCCGTAACGGTCTGTGCAACAGGAAGTTGGGTTATCGACTGATCAGCCATTTAATTATATGTGAACCCGCCGTTGAAGGTTGCAGTATTAAAAGAGGTTGTCACAGTCACGTTAACAGGACCCGTCACAGCATAAGCTGGCGTAACGGCTGTTATTGTGGTCGAATTCAAAATATTAAAACTTGCGGCATGTGTTCCACCAAACGCCACATTCGTAGTATTGGTAAAATTGTTGCCTTGGATTGTTACGTTTGTACCGCCCGACTTTGTGCCATTGTTAGGTGTCACAGAGTAAATAATTGCAGCCAAAGAGTTGTTTGATACCGCAGTGCTGTTGTAATTCAAGTCGCCCTGAGTATTGCCACTTGGAACGCCTTCAATAAAGATTGCGTTATTACCATACCCGTCTGTAGTTAAGATCTCGTTGGCAGTCAACGCAATATTAACATCAGGACGAGGAAACCGAAGCGCAATGTTTTCAGTTTGACGAGCAGGTAAGCGCCAAGGGTCAAACTTATCTAAATCATCCTTGCATACCCGCATCCCAGGAAAGTTGGGATCTGGCATTAAATCTACATAGGCGAACTTACGGTTACACCTATCACAAATTGCGATAGATAAAACCGAGTTTGCGCGGGTATCAAGGTAGACAGGCATTTAAGTGCCTTACGCTGTTTGACCGTCGAGCTTAATCAACTTACCAGTTACAATAACACCAGCCGCAACAGTGCCTGTGCTTGCAGAAAGTTGCCATTGAATATCGGTTTTTTGCGTATACGCAAAAGGATCCGATGCGCGGTTGGCTGAGTACAAGGAGACAAAAGGTTGTTGTAACACAGTCAATTGAACACCGGTCACGTTGTTTAACGCTTGAACACGATACGTAATAATCACACTGCCAGTGTAGCTATTAGAAGTATTGACTTCTGCTAAATCTAAATAGAAAGTATAACCATTTGGCACAGTAAAAACTGTGCTTTGTGATTTACCAACGCCAGCGTTAATTTGAGCCAAAGTATTAGTGCTTTGCTTGATGGTAATAGTACCAACATTTGTAACTTGGCTAGTGCCTGGAGATGCCATAACCAAACCATTAACACGCAAATAACTATTAACCGTAGTGACACCCGTAGTGCCATTCAAAAACAACGTTTCTGAAATGGGGTTAAAATTAGCATCCAAACCACTAATAAGGACCGATGCGCTGGTATTATCCGACGTAGAATTACTAACTAGAGTCAGGGTAGATGCTGATGTGGGAAAAGTGTAAGTTGAAGCATTTTCCCAAATTGGAATTGGGGTTGTGCCAACGGACGCTTGATAACCAAAAATGCTAACAGTTTGATGACCAGCAATTTGGTTACGAGCAACTTGTAAATCAAACGGCTCATATGCACCCTGCATGGTAACAGAGGGCATAATTGAAGGATGCTGTTGGAGATTTGAGACGAGATTCGATGCCATAATTAATTCCTTATAAGTTAAATCGGGGGCACTAGGCCCCCAAGGTAATTAATTATTGGTTGGTATAACCTTGGCCCACGTTAGTGACCGAACCGTCAAAGTTACGAGCAGAATAGCTAACATCAAACATGCCAGCCAAAGTTCCGGTCACGCCAGAAGTAGTGCCAACAGTGAAGGTAACTTGAACGTCGCTAGTGCCCACGTTGGCCAACAATGCTGCAACAGCTGCAGTAGCAGTGAAAGCAATAGAAATCACGCCGCCAGTGGTGGTGGGGGTAATAGTACCAACGGAAGTGCCGTTAACAGCAACAGTAATAACCATGCCAGTAAAAGCCGAGGGAGCGGTGGTTTCAAACAAGCGCACGTTGGTGATAGCAGCGCCAGCGGGGATCCACACGGGATCTTGGGTAATAGAAGAGCTGCCCGTGCCGTAGGTGGTGATAGCACCAGCTGCGTTAACACCAGAGAAGGTGACTTGTTGGCTGACAGACACTACGCCAGTGTTGTCGGGAGCGATGACGCCGTTGTTCGTGGGGTTGTTATATTTGTAGACACGAATCGGCTGATTGAAAGTAACTGACATGGGTTTTATTCCTATCTAGAGTTTATAGCCCCACTCAGTCGCTAGATCGTCTACTGGGAAGCTCAGTAGTCTGTTGGGGGCAAAATCTTCCTATAACTACTAATGCAGAAATTACGCATTAAATGCCCCAAATATCATACTTGTTTGACTTCTTTATGTTCTCTGCACCTGGTATTACTTGCAAGTTTTCTGGCACATGCAAACCAGACACATTACGGCCCTGTAACGGAATGATGTGATCAACGTGCCAAGGAAACCCAAGCAACTCGGTGCGCCTTTGCGCTAAATGATAGTATTCTTCTATTAACCACAACCCTTCGCTGGTTAGCCAGCATGGTGTGCGTTGCAGCTTGGCTGCGCGGCGTTTTGCTTCTAATGCGGCCCGTTTATCTGGATTTCTAGCAAAATATTCTCGGTTTCTTGCATTGTGGTTTTCGCGGTCTTTTTCTCTGTTTTTTCTATGGTGTTCATGCCGTTTTTCAGGATTAGCCAAAGCCCATTCACGAGAACGTTGTTTGGTAAGTTCCTTATTACGTTCGTACCACTCCTTGCGAAGTCGTTTGGCGTTTTCTTCGTCTCTTGGCATAAAAAAGGCTCCCAACCTTTTGAGTTGGGAGCCAGTATAGCAGATTAATCGGTTAGATTACAGACCTGCAGTGCCATAAATATTTCTGGCATCGTGCCATCCGGTTGCATAACGTTCGGTGGCTTTGTAGCGCATCGAATCAGTCTCAAAGTCTCCCTCCATCGATTTTTCCATAGGACGGCGCATAACGAGCATCAAGCCGTTTTCAGCGTCGGTCTGGATCCACCATGCTTTAGAAGAGCTCAAACGAGTAACCACATGAGCGCCCTTTGGCAACATGCCGGTGGACTTGATGGGGTTCAGATCGTTATCAGCAGTGCCGGAACGCAGAACAGACTTCAAGATAACTTCCGATTGGAATTCCAAAGCGGGAGGAACCACGAGTTGTTCAGCTTTCAGACGGATACGCTTGCCGTTATTGTCAACAGCGCTGCGGATTTGAATCAACAACTGTTCAACAGAAGTTTGGCTCAAAGAAGCTGCAGTAGACAATTGGTTCGAGTAAGAACCGCCGTTAGCGATGGGGTGAGCGCTATTGATCAAAGTAACGCCGTCGCCGCCGATGTAACCGCTGGTGAACGCAAAGTTCAACAAGTTGGCGCACAAGGTTTCCTTGGTTTCAATCATGGATTGAGCCAAGTGTTTAGCGAAGGTGCTGCCGATACGGATATGGTCGCCGTCTTCCATCAAAACTTTGGTCAAGGCATATGCCAAGCCATAGATTTGGTAGATGAAACGGGTGATATACAGCGTACCGCCTTGATCGTACGACACTGGAGTGCCGTCGGGCATTGCGGGAGCTGCATTCATACCGTACAACATCACTTCTTCGTGATAGTTACGGGGAATACCTTGGATTTGTTCAACAAATCCTTTCCATTCATCGTCACGTTGCTCGTAAACACCGTCAAAGACTTCGTTGATAATCGGTTCGACTACCGCACGAAAGTCCGTACTACGCATTGGGGTTGCCATAGCTTATCTCCTTTCGTTAATTAATTAAACCGATACCGAAGCGGCAGCGAATTGGTTGTTGCAGATTTGGACTTGCACGATAGTGTAAGCGTCACCCCAAGCGTTGTTATAACCGCCAGGATAAGCCACTTCACGACCCAAGCCAACCACGCGAACTTGACCTTGGTTGCCGGTACCGACAGAGGTAGCCAACAAAGCAGTGGTCGAGAAGCCAGCGCCGCCGTTACCGATGGAATAACCGTCAGTCACAGTAGAACCAGTGGCGGTGTCAAAATTGTACTCAGTACCAATAGCTGCAGTAGTAGCAGAACCGTTAACTTGAGCTTCATACACCAATGCGGGATCAGAGAAGATCCAGAACAAGATATTGGTAGAAGCGTCCAAGGTGGTTTTGGAAGCATACTTAGCCACGGAACGACGGCCATCAGAGTTGGTGTACTCGACGCCATCAAACACACCGAACACTTTACCGGAGCCAGAGCCCGAAGCGTTTTGTGCGGCGATAGTCAATTGACCAGTGGTCGTAATGGCCACGGGTTGGAATTGAAAGAAAGATTGGCCAGAAGACAGCGAGTAAGGGGCGGTATAGGTAACGCCAGCATTGTAGGTATTAGTACCTGCAAATGCGGTAGCGCGATCCAAACCACTTGGATGGTACACTGGCTTCAGACCAAAGGGTTGAAATACTGTAGACATATTTTTCCTTTGTTATTTTTGAAGTTTGTTAATCGAAACGAACGTTCATACCGTTCGCTCGTTTGGTTTCCTTTTCCATTTCCAGAACACCGCCTTCAAGAATTGAGCGCCCGCCTTTTCCAGCCTCTGCAGCGCCACGGACTTGGTCCATAATGCTACGTTGGTGTTGAAGCGGATCTTCCAAGTGGAACATTTTCATCACTTCTTGATAGATGTCTTCTGGTAATTTAAATAAAACCATTTCGTTACAGCTAACACAGCCTTCAAACTTGCCCGAGCTCATCTTACCTAGCGATTCAAAGCCAACTCCGAGTTCTGCGGCTTTCACTGGTTCATAACCCAACGCCATGCGTTTGTCGATACTGTCATATGTGTTGGTTGTTGACAACCAGCACAAGTGCATTCCGGGGATTAATCCCTTTGGAATGTCTGGCAAAGCAGAGTTTTGCCATTTATCTCGGAACGCTTCGAGGCGTTCCCGTTTAGATAACTCTTCAGGATTTTCGGTACGTTCACGGGCTTCATGCGCTCGTACAATCAAACGATCATCCACATCTCGTGTAATTCTTGAATTAGACATTTTATTTCTCCTTATGCGTTACGGTTTTCACGGTCAAATTTGGCGTAGGCTTTAATCATTCGAGCCCGTGCTGCTGGATTATCCCAAGCACCGGCATCTTTGATTGCCTGAACACGATCACGACTCAACGTGATGGTGTTTGCTGACTTCACACTAGGGCTGGCAGTTCTGCCATTAGCCTGTGGGCCAGCATTACGCTGTTGTCCCGTTTTACCTGCATAACGATGCGGCAAACGTGCCTTCAAACGATTATCTAACTCATCCCAATACTCAGAGTCAGACGGATCCCATCCATCTGCTGCTAATTCTTGGTCAATAACCTTGGCGATCTTGGAATCAGTATCCTTTGCACCAGGGTCATACCACTTATTTTTGTTTAGCCAAGTTTGTGCGTTACGCTGTACCTCATCAGACACAGGGTTAGGCACATTTTGTTTGGGCCTTTTAGCTTCTTCCAATTGTTGTTTTTTCAACGCTTGGACTTGGCTCAAACGAGTCTTCGCATCTTGCAATTGTTCCAAGTATTGAACTTGGCCAGCTGCATTATTCTGTTGCGAGGCCTCTAACAGTTTCATTTTGGCATATTCAACACGAGTTGCCTCGTCTTCAATCGCCTTATCCACTTGAGCAAACTGGTAAGATGCTGCAGTGTTCTCCACCGCCGCTACTCGCCTAGCCAACTCTTCATTACGTCGCTCTAGCGCCGCAATTTTATTCTTTGCTGAAATTTCACGCTGGCGAGCCAGCTCTTTTTTCAGATTTCGTTCTTTACGACGGGCTTCGCGGATTTTGTCACGCTTATCGCCACTATCGTCGTCCGATTCTTCGTCTGCATGGGCCTCTTCTTCATGATGCTCTTCTTCCTCGGCATCTTCTTCGGCTTTTTCTTCTAATTCAAGCTCTTCTTCAGCCTCAATAGCAGCAACAGCAGAACCGTCTTCTTTTTCCTTTACAGGAAAGATCTTTTCATCTTTTTCTGACATACTTTTTCCAAAGTTAATTAATCAACAAACGCTTTCATGCGTTGGGCAAAATCAAACGAGCGAATCTTGGAGATAATCTCGCGGGCTTGGAGTGTAATAAACACCACAGGAGCGCCACCGTCATCAGGACTCACAACAAAACGGTCACCACCATATTTAATGGTACGAACCAGATCGCCAACTTGACACCAAGGGCCTTCAGGCCAAGGTTCCAGCGTGTCGGGGCT